CGATTATCCCATATCGGACTGGGTCAAGGAGTCCCTCAGATCTTATATTCTCTCCGAGGCGATAAGGGGCGTTAGCAGCGTGGTGAGCGGCCGCGTTAACCCGAACAATCGAGAGAGAATAAGTCTGAGGACACCCTTGATCCTCCCCTCCTCGTCGTCCGCCTGCTTCGAGTGGTCCGCTGCTCGAGGCGGTGTGGACGGCTACCTCCGTCATAAGGGAGGCCTCAAATCCATGATCATTAACATGACGGGTGGTTCCACACGCCGCCTTATTGTTAAAGAATTTGGTCAATATTGTCAGGATAGCCTTGGGACTTTCTGTCTCAAGTATATCTCTGACAATATTGAAACGTTTGAGGCCTCCACGAATGATCAAGTCGTAAGGTGTCTCGGTGTCTTGGTGCTCCGCAAGGAGAAGGGGGTTGGACCCCGATTCCGTGCGTGTGCACTGAAGGCACCGGGAATGAAGTTCAGGGTGATCGGCGTACCGGACGCACTGACCTTCATCGAGGGGACCTGGATACGGTGGACATCGTGGTTGCTTCCTAAGAAGCACTTCGATCCCGCCGGATCCGGGTTTCCTCGCGCCTTGCGAGTTCCGCCAGGGGGGAAGTTCTATTCTGTTGACCTTAGCAAGGCAACAGATGGACTTTCCCTTGAAGCGGTGGAGGTAGTTATTAGAGCTCTCTCGGATGCTGGACGAATCAGGTCTTCCGACGTCGACGCGGCTTGCCGCGGACTTGGCGTCGGAGGATTTGAGGCAACCTGGTTCTGGGGCGGGAGGGCTCAGATAGCGAGGAGGGGGAGTCCGATGGGCACTCCTCTCAGTTTCATTGTGCTGTCTTGGGTTAACGCGTGGGCTACAAGCGCTTTCGAGCGCTCTGTTACGCACGGCGACGATGCGGTGGGATATTCCCCGGGTCCGTATGGGCTCGAAGAGTATTCTACCTGCATTGCCGCCGTAGGTTCCGCGGTTAACCGCCTGAAGACATTTGTCTCCCAACGGAGTTTCACTTTGTGTGAGAGACATTATGTGCTTCAGGGCACAATGAATACTACTGCCGTCGCCTTCTGTCCCCCTCCCTGTCCTCCTCCTGGGGTATCGCAGCCATTGTCGGCATCCGACGACCAGTGGAAGTTGTATCTCAGGAGAGCAGAGAGGGTGCAGAAGACCCTCTTCCCGTGGTCTTCCAATACTGTCCTCCGACTTCCTCAGTCGGTGGGCGGTCTTGGTTACACAGGAAGAGGTCTCAAGGTACCTAGGCAAGCTAGGATCAGGCTCGCTGCTGCATGCAGCCGCGACCTGCCCGAGCTTGCCAAGGAAATCCTTGAGAGGCGGCAGTTTAGAGAGGAAGGCCTCTTCCCCAAGCCTCAAAGGGCCGTTCCTCGTAACAGCCAGGCCTTTTACACGTTCAGGAAGATCTATCTTACGATGGGTCGTTTCCGTGACGTTGGGTCTGATTGTTATGAAGATACGGTCCTTTTCTCTGACTTGATCGCCTTTCGCGAGGGAGAAATACTTAATTATTATCTCCTTCGCGGTGGACGAACTCGTCAGGGTGAGGTTAGGGGAAGACCAGAAAGGACAAAACGTCGAGCTCTCTTCCGTTCCAAGGTAGTAAACTGTGCGCCACTCACAGTGTCGCATGGTTTGCTTGCCTTGGAACGACTCAATGAGCGGATATCCGCTCAGAGAGTGAGAGTTCGACCAGACATAGCTTCTGAAATTCGTAGTAGA